ACCTTGCTATTCCGCAGGGGATGCGCAGGAAAACAATCCAAATTTCAAGACATTTTCGAAGTATTTTGGATCAAATAAAAAAAGAAAAGAATACAGAGCATCATGGCAAAAGATTTATGAAGAAGAATTAGGCAGACTTTTGGATGATTATTCTAAAAGCCAAGCAGCACAAGAAGAGCCAAATAGTGTGCCGGCTGAGTGGGCCAAGTTTGGCTCAGACGATGACATACCAATTCCAGCAGAGAAATTAGATGAATCAAATCGATTAGAAAGAATTTATCAACAAGCAGCAGAAGCCGCTGACCGCTCTTTACAAGGTTCTGTTTTTGCCGCTGATGGTTATTCCGGAGAAGAAATACGAAGCATTTTAAATGGCACAGAAGGCCATCCTTTGTTCAAAGAAGCAAAAGAATTGGCATTTGAAAAATATAACTATGAGGATTCGTTTCTTCAAAGTATGCTAAATTATATTAAAGAAGGCGAAGGAAAAGTTAGCGAAGACATTGATAAAATGCTTCAAGCATTTGGCGTCTGTGGGTTCAAGACTTTCTTGGGAGATGTTATTAAGTGTCTTCTTGGTGGCGTTGATTTTAACACATTCGTTAGAAGATTTATCGCATCGTCTCTTAAGAACTTAACGCTACAACAGCTAGGCTTATTTTTTGATGGCTTGCCTCCGGAAGAACAGGCGAAGATTCTCGAAGAAATTCAAAGAGAATTTGGTCAAGTGCTACAGCCATGGAATGAGAACTCTGCTTACACAACAAAAGTTAGCGAATATACTGGCGGTCAGCCATTGGGATTTAGCCGTGGCGAAGATGAAGGCGGTGGTGCCACTGTTACTGTAAGACCTGAAGATTTAAGCGAAAAAGAAAGATCTAATTTAACTAATGAGGGTGTAACTTTCGTGGCAGGTGGCCTGTATGGTCCTGTAGTGACACAATCATTTACTAATGTTAACAACACAAATGATTGGAAAAATCTAACTGATAGACAAAAAGAAGAAATAATTGAAAACAGTGATTACGGAAGACCTCGTGTAGATGTTGACGATCCAAACTTCAACGGAAACTTTACACAAACAACTGTAGGAACTGCTGTCAATAACATAACTGGAATTTTAGTCGAAGCTTACATTAAAAGCATGATCAATGTTCTTGATCTCGACATTTTACTTGACAAAATCGAAGACTTTCCCGGCACAAAGATTATCAAGAAAGTTTTGTTCAAGTTTGCATGCATGACTCCTCCGTTGTTGCATCCTCCGTTCTCTGAGTTCTTGAAATCTTTCTCGCTTCAAGTTTGCGATCCATCAATTGGTATAACATGGCCCAAATTAACAAAGTTTAATATTCGAAGTCTTTTCAAAGATATTCTCATCGAAATAAAAGGAATCTTCTTAGCAGCAGTTCTAGAAATCTTCAGGCAGATTTTGCGAGACATTATTTATAAAGCGATTCTCTTGATTGACAGCTTACTTTGTCGTGCACTTGAAGGAATTGGAAAGTTCGCTGGTAACTATCTCAAAGACGCCGTGATGCTCGATGGCTCTGGTATGAACTTTCAAGAAGCCATGCGCCAAGCATTTTGTGGTCCCGATGTTCCGCAAGAAAGAGTCGATGCTTTTTCTCAAGAGATGATCAATCAAATTGGCTACACACCAGACCAAATCAATCAACAAAACTCAGATATCGGAACACAAACCTCCGCGTCTCAAAGAACAATGGCTGTTATTGGCGGTGTATTCTCAACAGATCAAATTATTAACTTTATCTCATGTGGAAGCCAGAACTTAGACACGACAGCTATGAGAACCGGAGCCACAGCCATCAACGCCGTCGCACCAGAATTGACACCTCTTCTTGGAACGCCCGAGAAACTAGCAAACTTTTTTGCATCGATCTCGAACCTTCTGAGCCCAGAGCAGCAGCAAGCTCTCCAAGATGCTCTCCAGAATCCAATTCCAGATGAGCCAATTATCTCAACTCTCTGTTTGACGAATGACCAATACGACTCATGGCGAGAGAACAGAAGAAACTTGTACGAACAGTATGGATTCGATGATCCAGATGGTATTGTTGATGACCAAGACAATGCAACAGGAGACTTGCTTGAGAACCTCTTGGATGCTTACATTGATCCTCTCGGACCAATTCAGAATGCAATCAGCGATTTACTGCAAGAACCAGAGCCCGGCTGCGATGATTCGCCCGGCGTTATTCCAAGAGACACTCCAGAAACTGTGCAGATTGTTAACAGTGCGACTAACGATATCTTTGAAAATGTTCAAATGGCTTTGTATAGAGATTTGTTTGGTAACGATGGATATTTCAACGAGCTATTAGCTGATGAAAGGGACAAGCCTTTCAAACGACACAGGTTTAAAACATTCTTCCAAAGAAACTACGTCGATGCTCCCGGCCAAGGCGTCATCAAGACTTGGGAGCGTGGCTACTTCCCTGATACAGTCGGAACGCAAATGAGAGATTATCTGAAGCGTCAAGAGTTTGATTTCAAAGAATCTTTAACAAGCACCTCGATTGTTAAAAAAGGTGTCGAAGGCGTTGTTAGAAGGCGATCATTTTCCGATGTCAACAATCAAGTTGCCGAGAACTACACAAATTCAAAAGGCAAAGATAGAACAACAGGCTACAAAGAAATTGTAACCAACAATAAACCCGTCAAAAGCTATGAGCCAAATTTGGAGTTGTACTACACAGATGAGCGAGATGGTCCAAACTATAGTTTCTTTTTAAATTACTACGACCATGTTCTTGACAAACCAAAAGACGAAGCATGGTCACAAGCTATCATTGAGCCCAAGATCGGATCAACGAATGCTAATCCAGTAATTATCCAATCAAAAACAACGGTGCCACCCTCTCTCGCAGAGAACATCCTATTTGATACTGGAAACAACCGCAATGATTTGTTCTCGTCTTTTCTCATGAAAAAGATCAACTTGGCTGGTAATAGCTTGACTAACGTACCGGGCATTGTGCAAGTCTACAAGGCAATCAACAAAGAAGTATCCAACAGAGTTGTAGATTATGCTTTAGACGATCCAAATGGCGGCATGTCAAATGGTTTTAAATTTGGATACGTAGATGAACCACCATTCACACCAGATGATTTTGAGTATGTTGACCCAGAGCCCGGATCTACCGACTACACTTACGAGGAAGAAGAAGGAGTTCTCGGTCGTTCAAAAACAAATCATCCACGAGTTATTTTTCTTGATCCAACAATCTACGGAGGACGATTCAAAAATCCATCATACTTTATAGAACCGCAGTCACATGAAGGCTGGCTTGGATTTGCTCAAAATTTGATTCCCGGATTAAACTTTTGTAATGACAAGAATATTGATCTTCTTGATTTCAAGTACATCAAAGAGCAAGTTAATTTCTTTTATAATAACCTGCCAACCGATGAGCGACTTCAACAGGAAAAGGAATGTACAGTCGAGCCTCCGTTTGGAAAGATTGCAGATCGACAGACCAAAGGAAATATTCACGGAATCACCACAACGATTATTAGGATCTATCTTGCCCAAATGTATCTCAATGGCTTTCCGCTCTACTCGAACGTATCATTCAATTCAAAGAATTATAGCAATCTTCTGTCGTCTTATGTCGCTCACTTGATGGAACAGGACGTTGCAGACACTCCAGACAATGAGAGTGCATTCTTAAGAACGAAAATCAAAAGAGAAAACTATTGGCTCTTGTTCCTCGAGCAAGCAGTTGAATCATATCAAAGATTGATCGATCATAAAAATGTCGTGCCCACACAGCCAGTGGCCGAGGCTCTAGATAAAATTAAAACTTTACAAGCTTTTTACAAACATCCAACCAAGAATGACGCTGCGAAGATTGACGAAGATCAAGTTTTTGATTTATCAATCGAGGAAGGAGATTACGAAATCTTCCAAAGAAAAGAATACATCAAATTCTTCAAGCATGCGTTGGCATACCAAGCATGGCCCGACGCTATTCTTAAATCTAAGAGCAGAGTTAAATTAAAGCGAGTCTACCAGACGGATAGATACGTTGAGTATCTCAGATTTGCTAGCAAGATCTTTGCCATCAAACTAATCAAAGAAGAGGCTATGGTTGTTCTCGGAGCTTTGACAGCGTATGAGTCAGATCAAATGTTTAAAAAGATTGATGAAGCAATCAAACCAGCGCCTCCAATCAACAGTATGGTTCCGTACATTCTTCAGCAAGAACACTTCACTGAAGATCCAAAGCACAAGTTCGGACTTAGAAAGCCTTTGGTTGAGCTCGAGATCAATGGCTATGGCGACTTCGGAACAGTTAAAGATGTTGTGCACAATCCTTTCGAAGAGAATCCATTGCGAGGCACACCAAAGAAAGCCGAGGCAAATAAATTTGGACGTTTTGTTATAGAAAGATATATTAGAATCAAAGACAAAGACGTTCCTGTCATTATTCCAAATAGAGACGAATATATGAAAGGAATTGTTGGAGTTAAAAAGTTTAATGATTTTGTTCAACAAAACAAGAGCCATCCTGCGTTTCGAAATAAGAAGATCTCCGACTTATTTGGTAACCTTGAGTTCATCTATACTTTCACAGTACAAGAATTGGTAGATCAGGGATACTCTCTGAGAAAATTGAAGAGTCTTGGTCTGTCTGAGAGAATAATGAGATTGACCGAAGACGTTCTCGCTAGTGAGATTCAAGTTGGTGAAAACGATATCAATTTTGAGTTTAACAAAGATCCAATTGGTATTGATGGTGTCACTGGACTGAACTACGGACTGCGTCTGTCTTATATATTGCCAGATTCTGTCGATTTGTCCAACGTTGATGTCTCCGATGAAAAAGCAATTGAGACCAAAGCATATAAATTAAAAAGAGTTGATGGAGTTCAAAACTCAAGATTCTTGATGCCGATAGCTTCCGTTGAAGTTGAGATGGTTGATCAAAGTTGGGAAGATGTTAATTTTTTAGAAGGCGACAATGCATTTGATCTTTATTGTATGTTCCAGCTTCTTGAACAGAATGAAGACTACAGATTCTTCTTTGATACCGGTGTACCTGTCGGATCCTATTTGTCGACCTTGGCTTTGTATTCCAACTACGCTTGGGAGGCATCGTGGGGTCTCGGACAGAACGAAAGGGTCGTAGAGACGTTTGAGGATTACGAAGAGCCTCCCGGCAATGCTTTCGCCAAGTTAAGAGTACTGTTCAAATCTTTCTTTAGTAAAGATGAAGATGTAGGTATTGATGGTGACGGTGAAGATTTTGAGTTCAACATTTTCCAAAAAGCAAAGAAAAAGTCAAGAAAACTGTTTGTCAACTTTTATAATCAAGATGACTTCTTTGACGATGAAGCTGCAAACGAAGACAATCTTTTCGAATTCATGAGGCTTTTCAATCCGTTCAAGTTCCCTGTGCCAAGAATTATTCCATGGTGGAGAAGAAGAAAGAGATCAAAAGCAAGGTGTCCTGCCGCTGAAGAGTAAAGAATTCTTTTAATTGATAATTATTAGGAGAGATTATTATGGCTTTTGAACCTTTAGACTTACCAATTTCTATTTCTGGATCCACAAGACCCAACCTGCATTCTGCATTACCAGAGAGCTTATCGGACTATGTTACGGATACGGTTAGCAGCGCTTCCACAACAGCTAAATTTATGATTAAAAATGTTTTATTAACAAATCCCGGTGAGCTTTTATCTGATCCAAATTATGGCGTAGGACTTCGGGGATATCTATTTAATCAAAGCACTAGTTTTGGAGATCTTCAATCACGCGCGTTAAGTCAATTGAGAGCTTATGTTCAAGGCGTAAATATTGTTAGTGTTGCCGTTGATGACTCAATGGTTGATATGAATGTGCTAGGAATGAGTGTTACTTTTGTAAATCCTGATAAAACTATTGAAACTTATTTAGTTCAGGCAAATACTAGCGCCGGTACCAACACTCAAGCTTATGTTTAGGATCTGTTTTAATGAAAAATAATAAATTAATAAAATATACAAGCAGAGATTTTGATTCTATTAAGTCCGATTTAATAGAACATGCTCGACGTTATTATCCTAATTCATACAATGATTTCAGACAAGGATCCTTTGGATCATTGGTATTCGACTCTGTTTCGTATGTCGGAGACATTCTTTCTTTTTATTTAGATTATCAAGTTAATGAGAGCTTCCTCGAGACTTCTATTGAATACGACAATATTCGAAAGCACGCAAAGAGATACGGTTACAATTTCTATGGACGACCATCAGCCTATGGAATCGCAACATTCTACGCAATGATCCCAGCAGGAGCATCAGGTCTTGGACCAGATACCAACTATCTCTTCAGAATCAAAACCGGAACAAAGGTAAGCTCAGCAAATGGCGCAACTTTCATGCTTACAGAGGATGTTGATTTCGCTAATCCAGCAAATGAAGTTGTGGTTGCTCGCGTTAGCACAACAACCGGACGACCAACTTATTATGCTGTTCGAGCAACCGGTCAAATCAAATCCGGAACGCTTTACAGAAAGAACCTGTCAATCGGAGCATTCAAGAAATTCAGACGAGAAAGAATCGGTCCTTCATCAATTAATGAAATCATATCTGTTTATGATGCCGAAGGACACAAATATTACCAAGTTGACAATCTCACACAGAACACCGTAATGCTCGAGGTCGTAAATAAAAATGCTAGACAAGACGGTGTCAAGTCATTAATGAAGCCTTTCGTTGTTCCTCGACGATTTACAATCGACCAAGACTCAACCGGAACTTATATAACCTTCGGCGCAGGATCAGACGAAGAAGAAGGAACAGATATTAATGTTGCGGATCCTTCCTCGGTTTCTCTTAAATTAACAGGTCGAAATTATATCACAGATCAATATTTTGATCCAACAAAGCTTCTCGACTCAAAAGCAATGGGTGTCGCACCACAGAACACAACGATGTCGATCATCTATGGTGCCAATGACTCGGACGATATCAATGTTCCTGTTGATTCAATGTCGGGAGTTAAAGAGCTGCTCTACGAGTTTCCAGACGCATCGCTTGTCAACTCTGTTCAAGCATCATTCGTTCTAAGTTCAATCGAGGTTACAAACGAAGACCCAATTATTGGGAACACACCCGTGCCGTCGACAGATGAAATTAAAGTTAGATCTTATGGCGCAATGGCCGCACAGAACAGAGCTGTAACAAGAGAAGATTACGAAGCTTATGTTTATTTGATGCCGGCAAAGTTTGGTTCAATTAAAAGAGCAACAGTTATCAATGATCCATCGTCCTCGAACAGACGGCTAAGTCTATATGTTATCTCGACCGATACAAACGGTAATCTCGAGATCTCGAATGATACTGTTAAAAACAATCTTAAGACTTGGCTTAAAGAAAAGAAAATGCTCAATGATAGCATTGATATCTATGATCCTTATATTATAAATGTTGGCATTACCTTTTATGTGTCAATTGATGAATATTATGAAAAAGATGTTGTCCTCAGCAATTGCCTGTCAGTGGTTCAAAACATGTTCGCAGACAAGATGTTCATT